GTGTCTACGCTCTGTTCGCTATGGCGCTGTATGCCGTTTGCTTACGCTCTGACGGTTTGATGTTCAAGAAGAAGAGTGGTAACCCCTCGGGGTGGCTTCTTACTATATTCTTAAATACTCTTGTTCTCATTCTTCTCATCTCGTCTTGGGTGTTCTATCAGAACCCGGAAGCGACATACGACGTCGTCGTCTTCTGGATTCGGTGTTTGTGCTGCGGTGACGACTCTGTCATCTCTGTTCATCCCGACTGCCCTCTCAACTTGGATTCTGCGTTTTCGTCTTTTGTGTCTGTGCTAGGTATGACAATCAAGGAGTTGTCTAACTCTGTTGGCCAGTACCATATTGACTATTGTGGATCTTCTGAGAACATCGAAATTGATGGCGTCTTGTGTCGCACTCCGCGTTACAAGAAGTTTCTCGATGAACTTCTCTATTCCACTAACCAGGACCCTGCCTACTATTACCAGCGTGCTTTGAACATCTACGCTGAGGCTTGGACCCACTACCCGACCCGTGTTCAAATTCGTGGCTTACTCGAGTTGTTGGTTGCTGCCTGGCCCTGGCTTACTAGGACCGGTCGCATTCCGACGGATTACCAGTTGCGTTATTTGCACACCGGACTCGAATAGGTCGCCGATCTAGACTAGTAGCGACCAAACTCAGTACTGCTGTGTTTGGCTTCTTGATTTGTAACCAAGAGGAGATCTCATTTCTGTCCATGCCCAAGGCTGCCGCTCACAAGGCTGCTGCCAAACCTGTTCACGTCCCGAAGCCGAAGAAGCCGGTTCATCCGGTTCCTCCTCGTGCTTCTCCCCCCAAGGCCCCCAAGAAGAAGTCCGCTACCAGCTGGACTTCGATCCTGGGCAAGGCTGCGAAGGTCGCGCTTCAACTTGCACCTCAAGTTGCTCCGTTGCTTCTTGCATCCCATGAGCCTACGAAGCTTGCTGTGTCGAAGTGGAGCGCTGGCGGAGGCACTATGCCTGTCGCAAGTTCTCCCACTATTGCATCGGCTGGCACCCTCGGAAATCTGCAGGGACTCAAGGACCTCAAGGTCCTCAAGCGAGACAACCGAGGCAACGCCCTTCGTGTCAGCGTCACTACCATGGATCTGGTAGTCGCTGGCCTTGGCGCTGGCACCAACAACGTCGGCGACATCCTGCTCACCGGGTACATCAACCCGCTCGACCCGATGTTCGCCGGCACCAAGTTCCAGGAGTTTCTCACCGAGTACTCCAAGTTCAAGGTCATCAAGGGTTGTTTCATGACTGAGCCAACCTGCCCCGCCACGGCGATTGGCGCCCTTACCGGCGCCTGTTTTGAAGACCCTCTGGCTCCTGTTGAAGGCCTGTCGGCCCAAAACAAGTTGCGTGTCATGTCCTCGCAGACTGGAGCGGACACCTGGCAATCCTGGTCCTCCGGGGCCTTTTGCATTCCGCCTCCTGGCTCGGACGACTACTACGTTAACCCTGACGGGTCTGACTCTCGTTTGTCGTTCCAGGCCAAGGTCATTGTCATGGCCGACACCGCTCTTAACGGCACCGGCGGCTGCAATCTGTACTTCATGGCCGAGTGTGAGGCCGAAATCCCCACACTCGCTGTGTCGGCAGCTCCTGGCCCCAGTTTCTACTTGAAGGACGGGACTACTACCAGCCCTGCTGGTGCCACTTTTAGCCCTTTGTCGGGTACGTGGGCCCAGTTCGACACGAATGGCTTGGAGCTCGTCTTTATGGCGACGACGGGCTACGTGTCCATGGGCTCTCAAGGCGCCGGTCCTGCGACCCTTGTTACGGGCCAGTGCCTGCGTGGTCTCACTCCCGGCTACTGGATGTTCATGTGTACGTCGCAGGCCGACACTGCTGCCACTGGCTTCAGTGTTGTGGCTTCCGCCCAGCTCATTGAAGGTGGTGGTGCCATAACCTTGTCGGAGAGTTCTTCTCCGTCGGCTACCATCACCTGGGACTTGAACTTCGTTCTCGTTCCGGCTGGCATGAACCCGCTCGACCCCCAGGTCGGCTTCTACGGCTTTGCTACGGCTTTTGGCAAGAAGTATGTCGTGGCCAACCAGGTTGGCTTCCCGTCCACCGATGGAACGCTTCCCCTGGTCACGTCGACCTCTGGCCTGTACGCGCTGACTCTCCAGGGTCGGCAAGAGCAGGAAGTCGAAGCGCGCAAGCGTATGACCCTGGCCCTCATTGGGGCGCAAAACCACTCCTCTGTCGATCTTGGTCCCCTGGTCCGAGCCGCGGGTCGTCCGTCGTCTGTCACTGATGGTGGCAGCACGGTCACGCGTGAGCCTCCGCCAAGTTCTATCCCCCCTGCGGTTCTTTCTCCTCCGTCTACCGAGCTATGCTCGCCCGTTGTCGAGAACCCGCACCATGAGCACCACCCTCGTTCGACCACTCCGGCTCCGCCGCCGTGTTCGTCCGACGTTGGCTCCGAAGCCCGTATGGCTGCCGTTGAGAGAATGCTTGTCTCTCTGGCTACCATGATGAAAGGCTCCCCCCTTGACCTGGACGCGTGACGTCCTCGTCAGTTCGTTCGTTACACAATTTTTTCGACCAGTTAGTTCTGGCTTTTCTTTTGTTGTGCTTCGTTCGTTGAAACCGTTAATGATCCTGTGAAGGGCTTCCCTAAGGAAGTTTGTCGTTGTCTAATTTTGTGACTTCACCGACACTCGCGTCAAAAAAAAAAAAAAAAA